TTTTTGGATTATTAATAATAGATAAACCAACTATATGTCTATCAGCAGAAGCGAAAGGAGATGTATAAGAAATTTGACAATTATCAATAAAACTATTATTTGTGTAAGCTTTTTTATCGAAAGCATTTGTCGCGTTTCCTGAACGTAATAATAATCCATTGTTTTCAACAATAATTTGATTAACTATAAACCAATTCATATATGCATGAGACATTATTGTTAAACGCAAATTTGTATTATTTACTTCAATTACTGAAAAATCTAACTCAATAGGAACATCATTAACAACAGAAAATATTTTTATATTTTTCCCAAGGCAATCTTCAGGAATTTCTCTATCTATATATAAATAGTTATTTTTAAAATCTAATTGAGTTATTTTGCCATAAACTATCGATGAATTTTTCAAAGAATCAGATATTCTAATTACATTTCCTATCTGCAATAAAGATCCCTCTAATCCAGTTGAAAAACCAACAACTTCTGATTCTAATTTTCCAGTAGCAAGATACCACTTACCTATTCTTTGCGCTTCTGATTTAGTTGTTATTCCAAAACTCAAAATTTCTTTTTCTACAATTCCAAATTTTCTAATTAAATTAGAATCTTCGACATAAATCACTTTATCTTTAAAATTATCATATTTATCTAAATATGGAACTTTTGCAACAGAAAAAGAAGTATTTAAATCTCCAGAAGCATATGTAAATAAACCATCTTTTACATTTGAATTTGTAAAAATATAAACTGGATTTTGTTTAACGTCTGAGCTTAAAGATAATAATCCATTTTTAAAATAAAACATTCCTCTAAAAATAGAAGAAAGATCAGTTAAAGCTTTTAACCCTTCAACTTCATTATTTATCAAAACATTACAAGAAAATCTAGGTTCCAAATAATCATTATAATTTGAATGTTTTGCTACACAATATCCGCTGTTAATATTCAGATCTGTTTCAAAAATCTTCCTGCTCATGTGTGAAACGCTAACCTCTGAATCTTGAGATCTATAAGGTAAATTTAAATTAGTTATTCCCATAAAAAACTTAAGAATAAAAATTTTAATTTGATCCTCAACATTTTCATTTGGATTGTCTTTTATATACGAAGACAATAACTTATATAAATCACCATTTAAATTTTGTTCAATTATTTTTCTTGGCCCAAAATCATCGCATAGTTTTATAGTAGCCACACCAGCCGATAAAGTTACACCACAAATTAATTTTTTATAATTAAAATCTACATTTTCGTCTAATTTATTTTTCAGATCATACAAATATATTAAAGATCCAAATGGATATATCTCTTCTAATTGACTCAACGTATATGAAGTTGAAAAACTAATAGAATTATAATTAGCTTCTCCTATTTTCAATGAGTTATCGAAATAAAATAAATCTGGATTATATTTTGTATAAGAATTCGTTTTAACTAATTCATCGCAATATTTTGACAAAGTTAATAACTGCCATTTATTCAGATCAGTTTCTTTAATTTGTCCTTTAGCCATTCCATATCTACTATTCGTACATAGATCATAAAATATCCAAGAAGGATTATTTGTCCATTTTAAAGTTCTACTGAAATCTCCAGACCAGTTCCCTATGTATTCTCTTGCTTCTCCATCATAATTATCTGGAACTCTTATTTTTAATAATTTACAATCATAAGATCTAACTGGAATATCATTAAAATGTTTAGAACTTACTGAATTATAAACAACTGCTGAATAAGGAAAAGAAAATGGATAAGAAATATTTTCCACAACAGAATCTAATGATATACTTCTGTTTTCTGTAATTGATCCAGAGACACTCCCTCTTAAACTATAAACACTTAAAATAAGATCTGGAAATTTGTTATTCTGCCTATCAGAATCTTCCACTGAAATTATGAAAGGAAGTATTATTGCACCGCCTTTTGCTACAAAAGAGCAATTTATAAAAGCATAGTAATTTTTTTTATCAGATAAATTTTCTACGTTGATAATAAAACCTGCGTAACCAGCACTAACACTTCCATTGTCAGTAAGATTAAATAAATTATCCACACTTACATTAAACTCAAAAGAGTCTGCATATTTATTTTGCACAGAATGGCTTACTACAAAAGCGTAATTTTTATATTTTATATAATTTTCATAATCAACATTGTTTGATCCATCATCAAAATTCACAACATCACAACCACGAGCAGATCTATTTTTCGGAGCAATAATAGAATATTGTTTCATTACTGCATATGAAAAATCATATATTTTAGTTTTATATGGATATAAAGCATAAGAATATAAAACACTATTCTTAAATTGACTGCCAAAAGACGCGCTAAACGCAGCTTGAGAAAAATTATAAAAATTAGTTTTTTTATCGACAAGAGGTATATTATTATAATATATTCCCTGTCCTAAAACAGGCGAATATCCATTTCCTATTCCAATATAATTTACTGAATTACCATCAGAATTAACAAATCCTTCTATTGGACCTTCAGATAAAACATCAACTGAAATATATTCAGACTCAGTTTCAAAGACTGTTGCTGGGTTCTGAGTGTTTCTATTTAAAAAATTAGCTACTTCAGGTCGAAGATATATTTTCATTAATTAATTACCTTGTTGAATAAATAATATTCATTAATTCATGGTTGACGCTTTCTTAATTCAATTAAAAAAGGATTGTTAATATTTTGCTCTGCCGTTAAACCATTTCCAGCAATAATAATAAAATTTAAATTATTTGCAACAATTACTGAACCGATTCTTAATCTACCGTATCCAATAGGAATTGCTACATTTCTTAATGATACGTTTTCATAATTTGTAAATAACCTGGAAACAGTTTTTATATCGGTAGGTGATTTTGGAGTCAATAATTTTGTTATCAACATTTGTATTCCAGTAGAAATCGCTAATAAAATTAAACCTATGAGTATTTCTGCTGCGCCTAGAACTAAAGGAACTATTTCAACTTTAGATTTTTTAGTTAAAATAGGTGAATTTATATACTCTGGAGGAACAACTTTTCCATCAACATAAATTATGAAATGACTAATATATTCATTTAAAACCCCTAAAGTAGATACTAATTTATTAGAATTTGCTTCAATAGCTTCAAAAATTTCTAAGATAGATAAAACATTTAAATTCCATTCTGTTTGAATGAAATTTTCGAAAACGCCATGTAATTTAACATTTACCATATTATAATTTACACCTCGTTTCTACAAACTCATCTGTAGATATATTATACAACAACATATCTATATTATGATATTTTTGATATAAAATATCTAATTTAGAAAAAGTCCTACTATCAAGATGACTATGGAAAAAATATATTATTTTGTGATTATTTTTAATATCTAAATAATCTTTTGGCGATATTAAAAAAAAATTAGCTTCATCTGGATGTTTATTTTCGACAGGTATGAAAAGAAAATCATTTAATTTCTCTACGACAAAACCGCAAACTTCTTTATGCAAATTGTTTATACTGTAAGATTTTATATCTGAAATAATTTTACTGTTTATTTTCATGTGAAAACGTAGAAGGAAAAGCTCCAAATGGAAGAGCTTTTTTATCTTGACCGTAATTTACTACATAATCTTGGAATCGCAATAAACACCCCTTTAAAGTTTTAGAACATTGATCTTGCTTCCATACGTCTGTATTCATGTCTGGTTGTTTGTTTACTATATTATCACTAATACAAACATAAAATAATTTAGGTTTATTAGCTGAAGACATTATAGATTCATTTTTCAAATCTGTAGGTACGCTTGGTATAAAATCTAAAAAGACAAAATCTCCTTTATTATAAACTGTAGAACTGCTCCATCTTCCAGAATAATTCAAACTTGTTAATCCATAATTTTCATTTTGCAATAAAGGTTTATAATTTTTCAAGAACACTTTATCATTCTCATCTGCAACAGGAACACCAACATCATAAATTCCACCCCAAACTTTATCAAACCACCATGAACTATGCAATAAACCTTGATTAGATTTCATAAAAGAAGTAGCATCCGATTTCAATCCTAACGATAAATTTAGCAAACC